CTTTGCTGAATAACTACCATAATAATAAAGAAATTGGCTTAGAAAGGTCATTCAGATTGAAACACTTAAGACCTTGGTCTTCTGGTCAACATGTCCCTTTCTTCTCCTGCATTTTCCTCTCTTCAGAGCTTCCTTTCAAATGCTTTAATCAGTGACAAAATATCTAAACATCTCTATCCTATGGACATTTTGAATTTATATGAGAGCAGATTGATACCACTCTCTATCTTCCAACAACTGGTAAAGGGAATGTTAAAAGAGAGAAATTTCCAGAAATTTCATGGAATATTTTACCATGGTGCAAGAAGATTCTCATCTGTCTCATTTCACGATTTGGTGGCTCCTAGAGATTCTTATCTTGAATTTAATTCTATTCCAAAAAAAGGTTATTGTTATCTGGACCTTTTCCAAGTAGCTGATCACTTCTTTTCCTTTATGGGGCCATCTGGGCGACAAGAAAGACAGAATCAGATGTTTGCAACCCTCTTTGGTGCAGACTTGTCTACTTATGTCCTATGCGGCATAATTGACTTGGAATACTTCAGAGAAAATCATTTTACCATGTCTGAGAATGTGGATAGGATTCACGTAGAAAGAACTTTCCCAGGATCTCATCATTTTGCTGATATTTTAACACTAATGAGGGCCACAGGAAAAAAATTAGGTGGGATTCAAGATAATAAAACTCTGTCAGAATCATCTGTCAACTTGGGTTCTTTGGCCATGATGCAAGGCTCTAATTCACTGAGCATTGATGACCCTGTAACAATAGCTGATAAAGCTCAGCTCACATCAAGATATATACAAGTGAAATCAGATCATTGGTCTTATTCAATTAAATTAAGAATGGAAGATTTATTCACAGAATCCAGAAGCAGGAAGGAATCTGACAGAGATTGGAAAAAGAAGTTAAGAAAAATCAGACATGATTATGTTTCAAGTCTACTTATGGAGAACACAGATATGAGACTCTCAGACTTTGGTGTTGATTCAAAACTGACACCTGATTTCATTTCAAGAGATGGAAAGACAGTGCTGGAACTTGCCACTTGTTATAGTAGTGACGATAAGAGCTTACATAGTTCGTATAACTCCAAAATATTAGCATATAGAGATGAGTTGAAAGACACTGACATGGATTATTTTATCTTGGTTGTCTCACCTGATAAAATAATGACTAATTGCTGGATCAGAGATGATATGGTCTCTGAGTTTTGCAGAAGATGCAGAGAAGGAATCTCAATTCAGTCTACCATATCTATTCAAACAGGTTACATGTTAGGGGTATCTAATGATCAAGAAGAAGAACAAATTGGCATGATAAAAGATTGCATTGATGCTCTAGATAGAATTCCTAAACCTGTTTCTTGGGACTTTAACCTTGACTTACAAGATGATTCTCTAAAAGAGAAAGCCTCTTCAGATGATGTTGAGTCTAGAAGAATACTAAATGACTCTTGGACAGAAGTTTCAAAGATGGAGATACCAAAAGGTGCAGAGGAATTAGACATGTACCTCAAAAGCCTGTCAGTCAAGGAAACCAGAAATGATAATAAGAGGGTTTTTGTTTTTCCTGCAATGTTGCCTAAGTATGAAGGAAGAGTTGCTAGTATTGGGAGTTTTAGCAATGTGAATAACCTAAGTTCAGAAGATGAAGATATAGATTCATTACTTCAATTGTGGAAATCTGGCATTAACAATGGGATCTTAGAGCAAAGAAAGACACCTGAGAATGTTCAATTTGTGAATTCTTTATCCGAGGCACTCACTGATGAAATACTGGAAGAGAAGCATCATCTTACCAAAGCATTTAGTTATTCTCCCTTACTAAATAAGTCTCAAATGGATAGAATAGCCTTGTCTGGACCTGGAGCTAAGTTTTTATCTAGTGTTAGGGAGATATCAGAACATGAAAAGCATCAGAAGAAGAGTTTTTCTATAGATTCTCCTATAGAAGATATTGAAGAATTTTTTTCCGGTGACACTTTGGAAGGGTTTGAAAGTGATTATTCAACAAAAGCCACACCAATAGAACTTATTGAAAGATCTTCTTGGAAGACTAATAGAAGAAACATCTCAAAGAAATTATTTACCTGGGCACTAGAGTCAGGGATTGCCAGGATGTCCAGCTTCATCTCAAGTTTATGTTTAGAAATGTCTTATGAGTATAAAGTCCCAAATAAGGATGATGGTTGGAGTTGCAAACCAATGAGAGATTATGATGCCATGCTATTGACAAGAAGTACAGGGTCTCATATCTTCTTCTCCATCTTAGCTCATAAGAAGGATACTCACATTTGGGACACTGGTAGATTAGGAGCTAAGATTTTTCAAGTGGGTGAATTCTTAATATCAGATTTTGGTTCATTAGTAGAGGCTTCTCTAGAACATTTTATTAAAGCAGGGCCATACATGACTAGCTTGATGTCCTATACTTTACAGCACATGCGTATTCCTTTCCTCACACAGAAGGCTGTTCTGTCTAAAGAATTCTGGAGAACTATCAAAAGTATATTCATCATTTATCTAAACAACAAGAATGATCTTGAATCCTTGGTGATGGATTGTAGATATCTTTACATGAGAGTTCTACAGAGGTATGATAATGATCCTTATAAATTCATAGATAGGCTTCCTGAAGTGTTTCGTTCTAGATTGTCCATTTTCTTCTTACATCGCATAATCTGGGTCATGAAGTTCTATAGATTAAGAAAGCCAAAGCAGATCAAAATTAAGAGTCTTCCTGAGTCTGACCCAAACTCTGTTAGATATATAGGATTAAGAAGCATTTTCCATAACGGCCCAGTCACACTAGACCAATTAATTGATAGTTTTTATTTCTCTTATCCAACATCAAAGGAAAAAGGAAGAGTAGGAGATAGGAGCTTCAAGATAGTGAAGAAAATAATCATTGAAGAGAAATGGGCAAGAGAAAACATAAAGGAGTTTAAGAACATCTTGTGGTCTGCAAGAACTAAACCTGAGAAGCACTACTGGTCATCTTCTTTATTAAAGTTTATGATAGATGCCAGAATCACTAAGTGGAAAGCTTTGATGGGAGACAATTATCAAGATCAAATTCTCATGGATATTTACAATGACTTCAGAAAAAAGAATTTAGGTGACATAGCAACGTTGAAAGCAAGTTCAAAAGATCATTATGAACCACAAATAAATCTCCCCAACATCACAACAGAAGAACTGACAGGGAAGGCATATGTTGAAAAACTAAAAGAAATCAATCCAAAACTTCAAGGTAGAAGACCTAGAGTGATCTCTTCATTACTAAGGTTAGTTAAAAGATTTATAGAAGAAGAGGGAGATGAAGATCCTACCATAATTAAGCTTTTACCCTATTGCATGAAGAAGTTAATTAAGGCTGGTTATATCTATTCAGACTGTTTTCCGAAAGATCAGCATGGAGGAATACGTGAGATTCATGTTCTACAGATTGAAGCAAGAATTGTACAATTTTTCATTGAAAGGACTGCTGTTTGCATGAGCTCTCTCTTCCAAACTGATTCTATACTCCATCCCAAACGTAAAGACTCATTCATGAAAGACCATGAAGTTGCAGCACAAGCAAAGATTGGAAACCACATAACCATGTGCAAGTCTGCAGATGCCACAAAATGGTGTCAAAGACATCATGTGAGTAAGTTTTATTTCATGATGAACAGAATAACAGGAGGTAAGTTAAACTCTCTATTTTATTTAGGATTTTATCTATGGACTGTTAAGAGAATTGCCATACCAAATGAAATGGTGGCAATTATGCATGCCTCAAAATTTGAAGAATCAGACAACACCACTCTATTGTGGATGCAGAAAAAATTCCTGAGAGGTCAGATGCCTTTTGTCTGTGAAGATTCGAACACAATCGAAGTTAAATTTGGCATGTGGCAAGGGATCTGGCATAAGGTTAGCTCTGTCTTTCATAGCCTGATACAAGAATTCTATCTAGAGATTGCAAATGTTGTCTTAAAACTTAGACAGATCCCAGCATTAATGTCTGTCATTCAAGGTAGCGATGATTCTGCATGTTCAATAAGTTTTAAGATGAGAGGGAAGAAAACTGACATCTTTGTGTATCTTCTGCTAAAGTGGAAAGAGGAGTTTCAGAAGTTTTTATCTATCTGGCCAAGTGAAAGCAAGAGTTCAATAGGCACCATACTTTTGGTGGAGTACAATTCAGAATGGTGGTATAGGGGGAAAATCCTAAAACCTACATTCAGATGGGTTTCTGCTTGTTTAGAAACAACAATAGTGGAGAGATTTTACGAAAGAACACAGATATTTTACAACCAGCTTAGTACTGCTGTAGAATCTGGCTTGTGTACATTAACAGCATCTGTGGTCCAGAAGTGTCAGGCTTGGTTACATTATTCAATGATGGGATTTTCTAATCATGTTTTGAGAAAGCATGTCATGGAGCTTCTACTCTCATTTCCCCATCCTTCACTTGGTTTTTTTCCCCTAGAGGGAGAAGAATACTGTGGCCTGCCTGGATTTGACTACTCATTATTTGTCCTATCTAAAGAAAAAAATATCAATGTTCAATCAGAAGAAGACGAAGAAATTAATCCTTCTATGTTATTGGATTATGATGACAAATTAGATCATTCTCTGAGATCTAGTCTTCGGAATGTTAGAATTAATTTTGGAAATAAAAAATTATGGGAAGACCTTGTACATGAGGCTGATATAGGTGTGTTTTCTGATGCTGTAGTTGAGATAAAGAAATCACCCAAAATGCTATACGAAAGGGCAAATGACTGGAGGAGTGAAAAAGTGTCTTTGATACTGAAACTCTTTCAGCAAGGTGTGCGAGCCTCTCTATCATCCCATCAGCCCACAATAAGATCTGCTGCTAGCTCTGCTTACCTGTTCAATAGGCCCTGCTTAACTGATCTCTTATCTCCCATGGGGTCTAAGAAATTGAGCCTAACTAGAGCTCTGACAAGGAAAATTACTGAGCAACAAAGCAACCAGAACAAGGAAAATTCTTTTATGTCACATGACATAATGCCCAGATTCATTCATGAATCTGAGTATGAGGAATTTTATAAATATATTGATGATTTAAGAGAAGGCTTTTCTTATCAAGAAGTTCCATACGGGAGACATTCAAAAGTGATCATACCTGTATGGGGAGAACTTAGCTCTTTAGAGACTCCCCTAATAGACATAATTAAGAGACAGTTTTTTTCCATGAACACTGTCCATGTTTCTCAAACTGTTTTCAAGAGAATGTGGGATCAGTGTAAAATTAAATTTCGCTTCTTAAGAGACACCTATGAAGAAACAGTTAAGTCTTCAAAGATGGATCATATGCAACTTTACAATTTTTTCTTATCTGCTTCAAAAAAATCAAGATCTTTAACTCTTCAAGATACAACTGTTAAAGCACCGGATCTGATATCAGCAATCTCAAGAATATACTGGCCTCAAGTCAAGTTGAGGACAGAGTATGTTGGAAGAGAGGAAAAATTTAGATCAGTTAGGCATAATGTCTTTTGTATCACTAGCTATTTTTACACTGAAATGAGAAAAATATCTCTAATAAAACAATATTTTAGAAATTCTGGACTAAAAGACTTGGAGCTGAGAGATTGCCCACAAAGACATCGCAAGTTAAAGGTGATACTAGACTGGTCTCTAGATAAGGATAAAGTTAAAGCCATCTCCAATATCCCTCTTATTAGAACAGGAGTTCTGGGATTCTTCTCTAGAAGACAAGATAGAGAAATCAGAGAAGGAAAGAAACCTGTGTATTCTGGAGAGGGTGTTTGGGTAGGAGAAGTCTGTGGCATCCCAACAAAGATCATATGTCGAAACAATACTCTTCTGGAGATTAGAATAAAGAGAATGTCTGACACAATAAATTTATCAAAGAGATTAGCTAGACTCATTAAAGAACTTCGTCTAATCCCATCTGAACGTCCACTAGCATCTTCATCTTATTATTACCTGAACACAAAAGATCACTTTATTGTAAGTCCTATGCCTGTGCAAAACTGTAGTCCTGTTGTTATAGATTCACAGATGAGTGACTCGGAACTGCAAGAGGTTCTTGAAAGGGATTGGTTTGTAGAGGTGCAAGAGACAACCATCAGACTGTGTATTGAAGATAGGGTACCTGAAGGAGATGTAAATAAGATTACACTGTTAAGTGAGTCTTTTGTATCCTCTGACTGGAATGCTGCTCTAGTGCCTCAAAGTAAAAATGAACCTCGCCCGAAAGCATTTACTCTCTACTGTAGAGGCATGCCAGCTTCACCCATGGACCTATTGGAAGAGATGAATTATGTTCCAGACAGGACCACAACTGCATCCATTTTGAATAGAATTCTTGACACAGATGTTGAGAAGAATGGTTTATCTATCAGAGGGATGAGAGAAAACCTTAGAAATTACATTCTCATGCGGAAAGCAACTCAGGATCAGAAAAATATATTTTTTGAAAACAAGTTGAAGGAGATGAAAGAGGAGAGTGAAAGCTTCCTAGTTTCTGAAAAAGAAATAGATGAGTTATTGGGATTTTCTGAACCTTTTGAAGAACAAATTAAAGGAATTACAAGTTGGGCAGATGAAGTTATACAGGATATTGATGATTCAGAAAAGGGCAAGCTGAGAGAAAATATCTTTCAACAGTATCCTGAGGATTTTGAACATCATGAGGATAATGAGATGGATTTAGAAGGAAATTTTGACTCTATTGATCAAGAAAGAGATACATTAGAGGAGATACAAGACTTGTTGTTTGAAACTGATCTCGATGAAATGGGCATGAAACACCTAGAATTTTCTTTACTTAAAGGCATGCCTATTGAAAATTCTTTTTGGGCAGATTTAATTGCCACTTGCATCTCTGAAAGAGATGGAGATGAAGTGCTGAATCATGTGTTGAATAATGACAAAACAGTGACTGATTTGAGATTGATGGGTCCTTCTGGAGTTTTCTTTTCACTTCTTTTGAATCAAAATCTATATAAAGAGCATTCTCCTCCTCTCAGCATTTCAACACAAAGAGCATTATCAAGAGCATCTTCAAGGAAATTGATTTCGAAGGAAGAAATGGAGGCCTTAATATTTAAAACTTCTAGAGAAATATCAGAGATTGACTCTGTACTGGAAGGTCTACCTGAAGTTCCTAAGCAAATTTTGATTAACAAAAGAAATGAACTGGAGTTGCTACTCAGGTCGTTTAGTAATTTAGATAAAGATGACATTTTCCCTCAAGTTGATTACTGGGAATTCATGAACATTTTGATACCTCTCCTTCGTAAGGAAAATGTGTGGGAAAAGACATATATGACCTCTGATCTAGAAGGTTTAACCACCCTTCTAATTGGAGACATTATTGAAGGGTGTAAATCTCAAGCTAGGATGAAGATAATATCTGAGCTGGAATTCAATTCTGTCACTATGAGAATTTGGGATAGGGTCATAAGCACATTATTTTTAAGGGCCTTGTCATGGGCTTTTGGTCTAAGCATAAGTTTCCTAGTTCACGGAGAGACAAAATTCACTCATGAGCCCAAATTTTTAAATAAAGATATCACAATAAATTATGCTGTTAATGAGTAGTTGGAAAATAGCTATAATTTGCT